CAAATTATCTTGGTTTTTCATTCCCTGAGGGAGGATATACATCATCAATTGTTGTAGATGTTGGTGGTGTAACTGGTTCGTTTGTTGCAAATGAAACATTATCATGGACAAATCCTGCCATGACTACACCTGCACAGACTGCAATTGTACAGCACTGGGATTCAGCTAACAATAGATTATGGGTAAGAGGACTATCAAGAGCTGATGCTCTATATCCTCAGTCTGGTGATATCCAATATACTGGTGCTGGTGGTGCGACTGCTTCTGCAGGTACATCATTTGCAGGTAGTGGTACAACTGTTGGACACTCTGGTAGAATCAAGTTCTTTGATAACCTCAGAGGTATCATTTACTTTGAAAATCATGAATTTAGGAATAATCTAGACTATAGACTAGGTTATTATCGTGATTATAACCAAGAAGTAAGGGAATTGGGTAACAATAACCTCACTAGATCACATCAAAATCGTCATAGACCTGTAGCAACTACTGTTGACAGAGTTGCTGCATCAAACTCAACACCTGCAACTGAATTTATTGATGCTAATGGTGTTGAATTATTGGTGTCTGGAGTCTCAATGATACAAGAGCATCAATATCTTGTTAAACAAAAGTCAATCAATGACGCTTCTATATTTGAACTGGGTGGAATAGTACTTGGTGCTTATCAGTCAATCTATGTTAAATCAACCGCAGCTGTAACCGCAACCTTAATTGGTTTGAGGAGACTGCTGAGGTAGCTTCATAACCCCCAGAGTATTAAAAGATGGCACTTACAAGACTAAAGAACGTCTTTACATCAAAAACTGGACGTTGCCTATATGTCAACTCTGATGATTTTGATGCATCAGACGCATTCGATAATAGAGGTAACTCTCCTAACCGTCCTTTCAAGAGTATACAAAGGGCGTTACTAGAAGCTGCACGATTCTCATATCGTAGCGGACAGTATAATGATGCATTCGAGGCATTTAGTATTGTATTATATCCTGGTGATTATGTTATTGACAACAGACCAGGCAAAAATGCATCTGGAGCAGCATATATTCCTAGTGATATCGCAGAATTATCAAATGCTAGTGACTTTGATCTCATTGATGGCAGTGGTAATGTAAATCCAAACAATATTTTATACAGATTTAACTCAGTAGAAGGTGGAGTCATAGTACCTAGAGGTACATCCATCGTGGGTATGGATCTAAGAAAGACTAAGTTAAGACCATTATATGTTCCTGATCCAACTGCTGGTGCTATTGGTGGCAGTGCTATTTTCCGTGTAACTGGTGGATGTTATTTCTGGCAGTTCTCATTCTTTGATGGTCCTAGCACAGGTGTATACAAAGACCCTGCACAACCAAGTGCATCATCACCCCCAACATATTCTCACCATAAACTAACATGTTTTGAGTATGCTGATGGTACAAACATTCAATCTGGTGTAACTGATACTTCATCTGCTGCTCTATCAGTCACAGACTTAGACTTATATTATCAGAAGGTTGCTAAGGCATTCTCTGATATTCCTGACTCTACCAGTGTATTGACTGCTGATGAATTACAGTCAAGGGTAGAAGAAAATAGAATTGTTGGTCCTAATACTTCAGGTCCTAAACAGATTTCTAGCGTAGTTACTGACTATGTTAACACAAACGTATTCACAACAACTGCTGAGGTAACAACCACAACACCTCACGGGTTCTCTGTTAATACTCCCGTTCTTGTCAGTGGTGTGACTGGTACTGATGCATCCAGATTCAATGGATCATATTATATCAGTGAGATACCAACTACCACAACATTCAGATATATTATTAAAGATCCTACCACAGGTGCACCATCTGGTAACCCAACTGCAACTGGATCCACTGTTGAAGTAGAAGTTGATAACGTTGATAGTTCATCACCATACATATTCAACTGCTCACTCCGTAGTACATGGGGTATGCAAGGTATGCACGCTGATGGTTCTAAGTCCACTGGATTTAAGTCCATGGTTGTTGCCCAGTTTACTGGTGTATCACTACAGAAAGATGACAATGCATTCATCAAGTGGAACGGATCAGCATATGGTGCTGGTGGTCACACTGATGGAGATAGTATTTACAAATCAGAATATAGAAACTTCCATGTCAAATGTTCTAATGATGCGGTTATTCAGGCAGTATCTGTTTTCGCTGTTGGTTTCGCTGATCATTTCGTTGCCCTTAGCGGTGGCGACCAGTCAATTACCAACTCTAACTCAAACTTCGGATCTTGTGCGTTAAGAGCAAAAGGATTTAAGAATGCACCATTCACACAGGATAAAGCAGGTCAGATCACACATATTATTCCTCCACAGAAATTAGGTAGGACATATAGTGTCACAGGTGCATATACATTTGCTGCTACACAAAATAATTTGACTGTGACTCCTACGCCAGCTAACAATCAGCATGGTATTGAAGCAAATGATTATGTCAAGTTTATACAAGGTGATGCTCAGGAAGCATATAAAGTAACTGCTGTTAACTCTGGTACAGGTGTATTGACTCTAAACAGAGGATATCGTGGTACAACTGGAACTGGTATCAGTGTATATAAAGGTACTGTCAATGAAATACCTGTTGGATATGTAGCATTCGATGTACAGAAAGTTAAATATAATGCTACTAGAAATAATGGTAGTTGGGCACAGAGTAAAAACTTTACTGCAGGATCCTCAGTCTTAGTCAATAGTCAAACATATTATACTGTTGCAGGTGGTACTACATCATCTACAGGAACAGGTCCTACACATACATCTGGATCTGCTACTGATGGTAATATCATATGGTTAAACATAGGTGCACCTGATACAAGATTATACTTATATGGATATACATCTGAAGCAACTAAACCTCCATATAAATTACAAGGTTTCAATATTGGTGCTAGGAAGCAAGATAAGATATATGTTTCATTGATAGACAGTAGTAATGCTTCAGTACCAACTATATTTGCAGCATTAATATCTCCTGATGGTAGTGCATCACCAGCTGACAGTGTATTTACTGACATCACTGCACAACAATATACACCTGGCGATCCACAACATCCACTACAATTTGATACTGCACTTAATAACTGGTATTTAAGAGTCACTGCTGCTACATCTGGTTCATCTGTAGCTCCTGCATCTACTGGTTACGAAGGTATACATTATCATCTTGGAGATGATAACTTCTATAATAACTCACTATTTACTGGTGCAGGTTATATGCGTCGTATACCTGACAATAGATCTTCTCGTGATAGAACATATCGTGTACGTTATGTTGTAGATAGTTCTGTATCTCTATCAAGAGATCCTATTAATGGTTATATTGTACAACCAAGAAACGTACCTACGGGTCAGTCATACGGGGAAGTATATTATATCTACGATATTGAAATTGAGAAAGAACTTAAGAAGTCAATACAAAATGGTGTCTACTACTGTACTCTATTGAAAGGTAGTATCTCACCAACTAACGCTAGTGTTAACACATTCTCATTCTCTCAGAATATCAATGACTTATATCCTACCTTAGATAAAGATAACCCAACTGAAGATCCAGCTGCAGCGACATCTGTTGCAAGTAATACCACTATTGGTTTAGTTACAAGTACAGATGGTACAGTAGAAGATAAGGCATTATCTATTACAAAGGAATCAGTTAACGCATTTATTCAAGAGACAAGAAACAATTACGTTAACGCAGGTAACCCAAACAGTCCTCAGTTAGCAAACTATATTACTCTTGAAGCAAGAGACGGTGAAGCAGAGGAATTAGATCTAGCATTAAGGATGGTTCCAGTTGCAACATCACCAACTGATACTGAACTTAGACGACCTAGTATCCTGAGATCTGGTAACCATACATTTGAATATGTTGGTTATGGTCCAGGTAACTATTCAACTGGTCTACCTTCAGTTCAGAATAGAGTTCTTACTGAACAAGAGATACTTATATCACAGTCACAGAAGGAAGATGGTGGTATTGCATTCTACTCTGGACTTAACAGTAATGGTGACTTATTCATTGGTAATACTAAGATCAGTTCTGTTACTGGTGAGGAAGCAAACCTTGATACTCCTACATTATCAATCGTTGGTGAAACTACAAACTTACGTCCTACATTTGATGAACTTATTGTTAGGGATAAGATCACTGTTGAATCTAACACACTTGAAACTGAGATCAGAGGTAAGTTAAGAGTACTTAATGAAGCATCTATTGAAGATAAGTTAATTGTTAATGATCTTACTATTGGTGGTACAAATGAATCATCTAAGAACATTGACGTGTTTGGATCAGCTCCGACTGCATCTGATGTTGGTGATGTTGGTGACTGGAAATTATTAGAGAGTGTCACTAGAGGAGGACACTTAGGTTTCTATTATACTGGTGGTGAATGGGTTAAGTTTGGTTTATCTGATACTGGTAACTTAGCAATTACAGGTGGTAGTGGTACTGGTGATAGTACAGGTGATTTAGAATTTAACAACGGACTTGGAATAAAAATTAATGGTTCTGGTACATTCCAGATAGGTACAGGTCTACTAAGTACAGTTGGTAATGTAAATGTTGGTGGTGATCTTGAGGTTAGCAGTGATATTCAAGTAAATGGCGGTGACATCACAACAAACCAGTCAACGTTCAATATCGCAAACCAGTCAGCAACAACAATTAATTTTGGTGGTGCAGGTACTAATATTACTATTGGTGCTACTACTGGTACTACAACCATAAGAAACGACTTGTCTCTTACAGGTGGTTTGACAATCGGTAATAACCTCACAGTTGGTGCATCTAATGTAATCACCGATGCAAGTGGAACTGCTACATTAAAAAATATTGATGCTTTAGATAATACCACTAGAGCTACTATAGAATCGTCGATCGGCACACTTGGTAGTATGACTTCAGCGACCAACCTTACTTCGGTTGGTACTATTACTACTGGTACATGGAACGCAACTACTATCGGTAGAAGCAAGGGTGGAACTGGTATAGACACATCAAGTCTCTCTAATGGACAGTTACTTATAGGTTCTTCCAGTGGGTTTGCCAAAGCAACTTTAGGTAGTTCAACAGGTATCAGTATTACAAATGGATCTAATTCTATCACAATAAATAATACTGGTGTTACATCATTCGCTAATCCTTCAGGATTCTACGACGGGTCTGTTAACTCAACGACGGGTGGAGTTACATTCAGTGTTGGCGAAAATTCAAATGCATACGGTAGAAGGTATGTAAGTACAAGCTCACCTTCGGGTGGTTCAAATGGAGATATTTGGTTTAGGTATTAATTATGAGTCTTCCTTACGATAATGATACAGCTGCTCGTTTAGGCGGTACAGTTGCAGTTAAATCAGGTGGGTCATGGCGGTTTGCTGATCGTGTATGGGTCAAAAAGGATAATGCATGGGGTAGTGTAGAAGAAATACATGTAAAGTCAGGTGGATCATGGCGAGAAGTAGGAGAGTATAATGTATATCATTTTAAATTTACTTTAAATCAGAATAACAACGGAACTGCAAATACATCATATAATTATCATATTCTGAACTGGAATCAGGGAAGCAATGATGACTATACTGGTACTGGTAATATTACAGCAGTAACTCAAAGAAGATTTAAGCTTAATAATGCATTAGCTGATTATGGTTCTTGGAATGGTACGACACCTGCAATTGGTGCAATATATGTTGCATCAAGTCAAAGAGCTCTGTTTATTGGTTCTATGCCTGCAGGTTCTAGAGTAGTTTTATATGTTAATGGTGGTAAACGCATCTTAGGTAAAGGTGGTAATGGTGGAAATGGAAGTAACAATCATAGTGCAGGTGGAAATGGACAAAATGGACAAAGTGCATTATGGGTTAGAACTAATACTACAATAGTCAACAGTGGTCAGATTGCTAGTGGCGGTGGAGGAGGTGGCGGTGGCCGTGGAGGTCAATGCGTCTATCAAAACACTGGACAGAAATCATGTATGAAAGGTAATCAATGCCCTGTTACATATCAAAACTTCTCCAAAGAACAAGGTGGAGGAGGTGGCGGTGGAGCTGGATATCCTGGTGGACAAGGTGGAAGTGGTGATGCTAATGGTCAAAACGGACAATCAAATGCTAGAGGTAACGGTGGTCAGAACCAGTCATGTAACGCTCAAAGAGGTAGACATGGTGGTAACTTAGGACAAAATGCACAAAGTGGAGGTACTGCTGGTTCACCAGGTAGTCGTGGTAATGCAGTAGACGGAGTCAGCTATATAACATATGAGACAAAAGGTACAGTTAACGGACCAGAGGTAAACTAATGACCGAAGCTATTGAAAATATAGATCCACAGTTTAGACTGGATGCTGAAGTAGCACCAGTATATAAGTGTACAAACTATAACTCAGAAGAGAGAACTTTTGAAGTATTCTACAATGATGGCACACTCAAGAATGATGAGTGGTATGGTCCTATCATCATGGATCTTGATAATATGCAACCAGAAGAAGTGGAACCATTGAGATTCCAAGTTGCTGATATGGTTTATGCTGCAGTTGAAAATTCTAGAGTAGAAGAAGTTGATATGTCTGGTAGTCTACTAGCACTCAATGCTATACTAGATCAAGAACAATCAGTTCCAATGATTGATTTAATGAAGCACCATGAGGAAGTAGCAAAAGCAAATCCAAATAATGTTGATCCTATTGCAGGTGCTATAAATGCAACTCAGGTTATCAACGTTTATAATGAAGATGACTTTGATTTACAATTTGAAGCACTCACACAGGCACTAGCAGAAGAAGATGCTGAGGGGTAATACATGTATCAATTTGCAGAAACACAAGATTCAAGGATAGCACACTATTCTTTTGGTAGAAGCATAACACAATTTGGTATGACGGTGTACAGTACAACTGATGCACGTCAAGGTAAAAAAATATTTGGTAATGATCCTGATCCAGTACTGGAGATAGTTCTGCCTAGTCAGGATGATATTGTCACAGAGCATATTAAAAAGTATCCTAAGGGTGTAGTCGCATCTATCGAAGATGAAGTGAGAGATTGCGGTAAGTATTTACAAGTGCATCATAGAACAGTAATGTTTGGAAGTACATGGAGGAGTGACAGTTTAAGACCTGCACACAGATCATTGCTTTATCATAACGGTTCGCACACTCATTTCAGATTCAATGGTCTTGCAAGAATGATATCCCAAGAAGAACATGGTATATCCTCATGCCAAGGATATGAAGATATGCATGCCACTAACAGGAGATGTCATTTTTATAAGGAGAGTGGAGCCTTTACACCAACAGGAAAAGGTAGTATACTAGTAGCAATGCACGATTGTTGGTTTCATAAACAGAAAATAAAACAGCATTTCCCATATCCAGTATCAGTTGATCACACAGTTCAAATAACAGTAGATAAACCTACATTAATAATTGAATTCACAAGAGAAGAACCTGATGTTGCAGAATTTACTAGGACATGGTTACAACAAGTAGAAGACGGACTTATTGAAATTATTGATAGATGAGTAAATCATACACTGTAACTGATTCATTTGAAGATTTTACAGTAATATATCATAGAGGATGTGACCAAGGTTTTAAATTCTTTGGTGACGATCCAGAAGAACACAAAAGATACCTCAAGCAAGAGCATATTGATATGGTCAATGCAATCATACCTGATTGGATGGACATACCTACTGAGTTTCTCAGGCATTTTTATATGCATAGTAGATGTCTGTTGTTTAATGATGGTATATGGATGAGTGAAACAGCCAAGCATCCGCACTTCTTACGTTATAAACCTGGCACTAACGTAAGTTTTCGTATACAAGGTATTACTAGGTTCACATCATTGACCGATAATAGTAGTGCTCTCTGTGTTGGTATCGACCCTGATGCCAAGACTATACCAAATTTAGAGCGACATGTACAGAAAGTAGAAAAAACCACACACTTTATGCCTATGAATGATGATTCTATATTCATTTGTACGGAAAATGCTACATATGGCAAGGTAGAATTACCCATGGGTGCACCCAGAAGGTTGAAAAGTGAGTTTGATGTGTTAGAATTTGAGAAACCAGGATACATTATTGAATTTACTAACGAACCAATGAACATAGCGGATGAGGTAGTCAACTATATCCACCAGTATATTGAGGGTAAGATTGAGGTGTTTGAGCGATGATGTGGATAGAAGACGGAAGAACACCAGTGTGGCAAGATCATTTAGATCATCCACCACTAGAGTATAAGCATCTTAAACGTGATAAGTTTGAAGAGTTACTCAATTTGATGATAGATGCATACCCAGAGCATGAACTAACGGAGTGGTTGAAGCGGGGTTTTGCTATGAATGAAGGAGATTCTACTATAACATTCAGTAGTCTGCAAGGATATCGTGTATTACAGTGGCATATCAATCACTTTGATGAAGAAGATGCGGAGAGTTATGAACTAATGTTCGGTGAAGAGGAGGAAATAGATTGGGATGATGATTGGGACGATTAAATTAGTGTCACAATAGCTTGCATATCCGCATATATTGTACTATAATTATAGTATACAACACAGGAGACACATGACAGTAGCAACCGCACCTGCAACACTCGAAGAAAGAGTACAAGGTTGGGCTAACGATCTATGTAAAGCATTAGATTTAAACTTCAAGCATCAATCAATTAGAATGCATGAGAGAGAATTAGCAGACGAGAGATCATATGAGGAGTATCACAAGGAGCAACTAGACAGAATCGCTCTTGGTACTGCTAACCTAAACAGATTTGTTAAGTACAATGGTCGTAAGTACATCAAGATCGTTATGCAAGAGTTTGGCAGACACGAGACAGAGTACAAAGACAGCAGTGTTCATGCATTTATAGATAAGAAGACAGGTCAGGTGTATATGCCTGCAGGTTATAATGCACCAACACTAACAGGTAAGTATCCAGTAAGATGGGACTTACGTATCATCAAGGATAGAGAATATATCCTTAATCCAGTAAATTGCACATGGTCTGGTGGTTATCTTTACGATAGATCAACTTTACCTACCAAGTACGTTTAAGACCCCACAAGGGGTCTCAGACCCCTTCTAGCACAGTAGAAACATGCCAGTATATAGAGACTACGAAATTAGACTTAACCTTAATGAACTAATTGAACACAGGATACCAACCTGTGATTTGTTGCATCCAGACCACTGCTTAACTGAAAGTCAAGTGGCACAGATAGCACATGATATTAACATGGATTTAGATCTGCATCCAATCTATCATCAAATAGATGATCACATCATGCGGTATATTAAGGCAGCAGGAATTGATAACACAGAACATTGGGTAGAACCTAGACTAGAAGACCTATGAATGACGTAACCATATTCATATTTGGTATCATGTTTGCGTCAATAACAGGTGCAACGTTCGCATTTATGTGGAAGATGACAGGATCACTCCTTGAAGATGTGAAGAAACCACGGAGACCAGTGCATCCAGAGATGAGAGACGTGGAAACTGGGGATGAACTCCTCGTATTCCGTGCGGAGGACAAGGAAGAGTGAGGAAAGTGTGGAAGATATGGAAGTATGCACTCGGATCTTTCCAAGATGAGACAACAAAAGAGTATGATGACATCATCTGTTGCATAAGATCGCTAATCATGCTACAATTAGTAGTGACTAACTGCTTTATTATTGGTGGTAACATCCGTCATTGGAACGACCACCACACCAGACCATCCTATGAACATATTCGTAACTGACCCTGACCCCACAGTTTCCGCACAATGCTTACCTGACAAGCATATTGTCAAGATGCCATTGGAGACATGTCAAATGTTATCCATAGTTGCTAGTGACAAGTGGGGTCATGGTTTTGGTAAGTTACCCAAGAAATCTGGTGGTTACTATGCCACAGACAAGGGTGCATTTCGCAATCATCCTTGTACTATCTGGGCACAGACTAACTTCCATTGGTTAATAGAACATGGTCTTGCATTATGTGCAGAGTATACTCATAGGTATAACAAAGTCCATAGTTGTCAGTATACTATTGAGTATGCTGATATGACATTTCCATCTTGCCCACCATCCACAACTTTTACACGTGCTATGCCCGATGAGTTTAAACATGACACAAGCATTGACACTTTTACTGCTTACAAGAATTACATTAGCAGCAAACCTTGGGTTGCATCTAATTATCTTCGTGACCCATCCAGAAAACCGAATTGGTTATGATGTATGAATTAACAGAGGAAGAGTGGGAATGTGTGAGAGTATGTGTGTCAAATGCACCCATACCCTATGACATTAGTATGAAGAAGATACCAGGTGATATCCTAGCAAAGATAGGTGAACCAACACCACGTAAAGGTGAACCATTAGTAACAGCAAAGTACGATCTAACACAATACGGAATACATGAATAAGATACTCTTCGGTGACTGCCGAGAAACATTAAAGACTATTGATGTCAAGGCACGTATGTGTGTCACTAGTCCACCTTACTATGGTCTAAGGAACTATGGTGATGAGGATAAACAAATAGGTATGGAGCAGACACCAGAGGAATACATTGAACAGTTGGTGGATGTATTCAGATCAGTACGTGATGTACTCACTGATGATGGTACACTATGGTTAAACATAGGAGACACATATTATAATTACAGATCAGATGGTAACTATCCTAAACAGACAGTATCAAGAACCAAGCAAGATCTACCTGACTTCTCTCCTGTACGTGGTAACAAACTGCATAACCTCAAGAGTAAAGACCTGATAGGCATACCATGGATGTTAGCATTTGCATTGAGGGCAGATGGATGGTGGTTGAGACAGGATATAATATGGAATAAACCTAACCCCATGCCTGAGAGTGTGAAGGATAGGTGTACTAAATCACATGAGTACATATTTCTATTGAGTAAGAGTAAACAGTATTTCTATGACAATGAAGCAATTAAAGAGCCAGTCAAGCAAGACTGGGGAACGAGGGATAGGACTAACGGTAAATATCATAATCCTGGTAGTGGCCTGGCTCCTCATAGTGGGTTATCCAAGTCTTATGACAGGAAGAATAAACGATCTGTTTGGACAGTAACCAACAAACCATATAAGGGAGCACACTTTGCTGTATTTCCACCAGACCTGATTGAACCATGCATATTAGCAGGTTCAGAGGAGAATGATATAGTTCTCGATCCATTTATGGGATCAGGAACCACAGCAATGCTTGCTAAGAAACACAATCGTAACTATATTGGATGTGAATTGAACGAGGACTATGCCAGTTTACAAACTGACCGAATAGATAGCATACCTAGTCAATTACCTGCTATACTATGGAAGTAATCATCACACCAGAGCATTTAACTATGTCAAAGAGATACGAATCACCATTTTCAAAGAGTGAACTAAGGTATTTCCAGTCACTTATGCAGAATGACACAAAGACAGAGGGTAGAGGTGCTACCTATGCTAAACTAGAGATATTATTAAATGAACGCTAAAGAACTAACAGGAGCAGAGAAACTCTTATTCATCTTCTCATTCATCAACTTTCTACACTGGGGAACCCAATTATGTCTTGTTATGTTACGTTTGGCGGGTATCGCAATCGCAAGCGGATCACTCGTGCTGCAATCGAGTGGTTCATACAACATCGTAAACTCAATCGCTTCAACACGTTTATCCATGTAATAGATAAGCGGTTGTGGCCAGAGGATGATGGTGCGTGTGTCACTGTAGGTGCACAATCAAAACCTAGATACTTTGAGATCGAGATGGAAAACCGTCTAGATAACAAAGAACAATATCTTACCACACTATTTCATGAGTTAGTACACTTCGAGCAACGTGTTCGTGGTACTCATCAAGTGAGATACGATACTAGATTATGTCGTAGTGTCAACAAGTGGCATGGTAAGGTTATACCACCAGAGACTGCCTACATGGATGAACCATGGGAGGTAGAAGCATATGGCACAGAGAAGGAACTGTATAATTCCTACAGAGAATATGAAGCAAAACTTAAGAATTGAGACGTTTTACGTTAAACCACCAGTAAATACTGATGAGATACTTGATAATCTCGATTGGTATCGTAGGTCAGAAGCACCTGTACAGGCAGATCTGACCGATTGGTATATGTTTGATCAGTTCCCCGACCTTTGCAGACAATTAAATGTCCTCTACCCGAACCATAAAATCCAAGATCTTTGGGTTGCGTCGTATGGACGTGGCGACTACGCAGAAAGTCATGACCATCGTGGTTTTGATTGGTCTTTTGTGTGGTATCTGGATGCCTGTCCTTCTTGCAATCCAATCAGTTTCCCAGACGTAAAACGTCCATGGTTACCTGATGAGAGAATATATCCTAAAGTAGGTAACTTGCACGTGTTCGATGCAAGTCTAGTTCACTATGTTTGCCCTCATACATGTCATCATCACAATCGTGTGGTAGTATCTGGCAACCTTATACATAGGGAGGTGTCAAAATTGAAAGATGGATCCTAACATTCAAAAGCATTTCGATTTCAAATATGTGGAGGGAGAACTGCACATGTTTGTTAGTAAGGAGTTAGTCAAAGCACTCGGATGGACAGACAAGGACATAGAACTATCATTTGGTAATATCAAGAAGATGAATAGTTTTGATGGTGCTAGTCTCACAGTATCCACAAACAATCATTATGAACACCCATGGCACAAACACCAGAAGAACGAGAGTTAAAAGCAATAGCGAGATTTTATAAGGACACCAAGTATGGTTTTGCGACCGAGGACGGTTACTACGCAATACCTAGTGGTGGTAAGAAGTTGTCAATAATCCATAATGGTGCTATAATAAAGGTATGCAGGAACGAGGAAAGTGCTCGTAACCTAGTTGATCGCCTTCGTAAACGTAAAAAGTGAAACCTATCGTTAAGTACCAAGGTGGTAAGACACGTGAGTTACCACTCATCACATCACTATTACCAAAAGAATATGACACTGTACTCGAACCTTTTGCAGGTGGAGCAGCAGTGTCTTTTGCATTGGCAGACCGATGCATATTAAATGATATGAACGATGCATTGATAAACATGTATCGTCAAGTATCACATCCAAATACCTTTCATGAAGTATTCTCTCATGTGAATTGGTTGAAGACACTAGAGCATGATGATCTCAGTGTTGAATACTATAAAGCAAGAGACTATATCAATAATGGATCACGTGATCCATACACATGGGCAATATCATATATCACAGTGAGACAGTTATGTTTCAGTGGTATGGAGAGATACAACAAGGCAGGTAAGTTCAATGTACCTTTTGGTCACTATAAGAAGTTCTCATGTAACCTAGACTGGAACCACATGAAGTTCTTACATCAATCAGGTAGTAGCATCTATCATGGAGACTTTGCACCCATATTTGATATGGCAACAGAGCATGACTTCATATTCATAGACCCTCCATACCTAGACAGACTAGGATATGCACATGGTAACGATACATTACATGAACGTTTAGTATCATGTATGAAGAGTACCAAGGCAAAGTGGATGTTCATACACAGTGACAACAAGTTCTATCGTGATGCATTGAGTGAGTATCATATCATGTTAAAGCCATTTGGATATGCACAG